AGTTGTCGCAGCCGCAGGAGGCTGCTGAGGAAGACTGATGGCTACGAACTACCCAGGATCGTTGGATACCGGCACGGAGCAGCCGTCGCCGTTGTCTACGACGGAGATGGACGACGCTGGGTTCGAGCATGATGTTGTCCATACGAATCATTCCGAGGCGATTATTGCTTTGGAAACGAAGGTTGGTATTGGGTCTTCGACTGCTGTTGCTGATTCGGTGTTGGCTGGTACGGGTGCAGGCACGTCTGGTTGGTCGACTGCTCCGTCGCTTACTGGCTTGACGATCAACGGCAACGCAGTAGGCGAAGTTGAGACAGACTGGACGCCCTCGTTCGCTGTTGGCGTCACCGTCGGCAACGGCACCGTGTCTGGCACCTATCAGCGCGTCAATGAGTTTGTGATCGTTCAAGGCAGTTTCATACTAGGCAGTACGTCAGCCATCACCGGGAACGTACGAACCGACCTGCCAGTCAATGCTGCGAACACCTTCGAGTTGTCGAACGGAACGATTGTTCAAATCGTTGACAGTTCAGCAAGCCGCTACTACCGAGGGTCAGGCCGTGCCCAGAACGCTAGTTCTGTGAATCTTCACGTTTTGAAGGCCGATACTGCCGGGAACGATTGCATCCACTCGACCGGTTTTTCCTCTAGCACGCCGATGACCTGGGCCAGCGGCGACCGTTTCGTATGGCTTTCGATCTACAGGACCGCATGATGATTGATCTGACCGACGATCTCGACCCCGACGACGTTCCTGCCGATTGGTGGCTGGAACGGATGCGCCTGCACCGTAACGCGCTCCTCGCCGCCTCAGACTGGACGCAGGCCGCCGACGACCCGACCGGCAACGCCGCCGCTTGGGCGACCTACCGGCAACAGCTTCGCGACGCTCCAGATAATTGGACGCCTAGCCCGACCTGGATGCCACCAGCCTTGCCGTCATGACCGCGTACCGGTCAACAAACACCTACCGTCAAGACCTCCTCAGGTACGACGGCACGGTCATCGTCAACGTCACCGTCACCCCTGCCGTCATCGCAGGAACCTCCACAGCACCAGCAGTCACCGTCACCGAAGGCACGGGCGTTGCTGTCACGCCAGCAGCCATCGCAGCGACCTCAACAGCCCCTGCTGTCACCGTTAGCGAAGGCACCGGCGTCACCGTTAGCCCCGCTGTCATCGCGACGACAGCGGCCATACCGGCTGCCACCGTCGAGATCCTGCTTGTCGTCTACGCCGACACGGTTACCGGCACCGCAGCACTGCCAGCAGTCACGGTCACCGAAGGCGCTGGCGTCACAGTCAACGCGACGACTGTGTCTGGTTCTGGACTCATTCCAGAAGTCACAGTTAGCGAAGGCACCGGTGTCACGGTCACGCCAGCGGCTGTCGCAGCAACCTCCACAGTCCCCGACCCGACCATCACCGAGGGTGCGGGTGTCACGGTTGCACGCCCGCAGATCGCAGCAACCAGCACAGTCCTGCCGCTCGACCTCTCGATGCGTTATGTACCAACCATTGAGAACATTCTGCCGCAGGTTGACGTGGTCCCGTATCACACGAACGACCCTGCTCGCCGTTTGGCACGGTTCCGTACGCCGGGTGCCCGTGGCCGCAACATCTTTATTCTGACCAGCGGCGCAGTGACGACCCGTCAACCGGGCGATCCGACGTTGATTAGCCGCACGTTGCTGGGCGGGCACGAATCACCGACTGATCTAACATCAGAAGAGTTGGATGCGCTGGTTGGCGCTGGATTTACCGTGGAGGTGCGGTGATGCCGAGGTACGACTACCGCTGCAAAGTGTGCGGCGCTGTTGAAGAGACAGTGCATGGGTTCAAGGAAGACCCTGAGATGCATTGTTTGGAGTGTGGTGCGGTGATGGGTCGCATGCTCGGTATGCCGTATGTGTCGCCGTCGGCAGTCCCGTCACGCAACAACGTCATTGACTTGGAGGCGACGAAGCAGGCTGAGAAGGAGAAGGTGGCTGACATGGACGCATACAAGCGTCTGCGGAAGAACGGTGTGCAGCCGCCATCGATCAATGGGTCCGCACGGCTGGAAGCCAAAGCGGAAGAAAAGCATGAGGTAAACTCCGGCAAGACGTTTTCGACCGCTACCGGTCGCAAGCGTGGCATGGGACTTGTGCGGGATGCGTTGGGTGAATAATGACTGCTCAGACTTGGATTGACGAGACGCGTGACCTGCTTCTCACTGACTATGTAGAAGAGCAGGCGACGCTTGCCGGTGCGCTGGACGCGTCTGGCACGTCGGTGAGCTTTGCGTTGCCGTCCGCTGTCGTGCCCGGTGTGGTTGCCGGCGCAACGATCGAGGTCGGCACTGAGTTGATGTATGTGTTCTCGGTGTCGGATGCCGGGTTGGCGACGGTGAAGCGTGGCTACAAGGGATCTGAGGCTGCGGCACACTCAATCGGTGACCTTGTCACCGTGAACCCGAAGTTCCCTGCCTACCAGATCCTCGACGCGCTCAACCACGAGTTGCGTGACCTGTCGTCGCCGCAGCACGGCCTGTTCCAGATCAAGACTGTTGAGGTCACGTTCAACGCTGCACAGGACGGCTACGACCTGACCGGCGTCACCGACGACATCTTGTCGATCTATCAGGTCACCTATTCGGATCCTGGGTCGGAGGCGTCGGAGCCTGCGATTACCGAGTATGCGTTGCGTCGCGACCGGAACACGTCAGCGTTCCCGTCGGGCTACGGCCTGATCCTGCATTCGGATGCGTGGCCTGGCGAGACGGTGCGTGTCTTGTACAAGTGCGGGTTCGGCACCCTGACCGACGGCACCACAGCCCTGTCCACGACCGGCCTGCACCCCGAGGCGTACGATCTGCCTGCGTTGGGGGCTGCGTTGCGGTTGATGTCGTCTCGTCCGATCCGACGCGAGTTCCTTGATGAGCAGGGATCGTCGCGGTCGGCTGAAGAGGTCGTGTCTGGCGCGATCTCGGCATCGATGCGTGACCTGCGGGCGCTACGCCTTGACCGGATCAACGCAGAAACGACCCGCCTGTACAGCCAGTACCCGGCAACGTGGACCCGTTCGGGCGGTAGGACGCAGACTTCGATCTATCGAGGGGTGTAGCGATGGCGCACGCTGCGGAGCGACTGCCTGTCACGATTGACGGCAGGTCGTATTTGATCGAGACGGAAGGGTACAGTCGCACGACTGTGCCGACTCTGCGTGAGCAGCGGGACACGTCAGGCGAGGCGGGCGAGCAGCGCCTGAACACCCAGTTTTGGGTGCGGTCGCAGACTGACTGGTCGTACGGTGCCGGTCAGGAGTATTTCGATAACGACGATTCGGATCGTCGCCGGTTCTACACGTCGTCGGGTGTTGACCCGTGGACGAAGGGCCAGTTGTCGTTGTTGCCTTTGTGTGAGGACAAGGGCAACACTGGCGATGACGTGATTATGAAGGTGTTTGGTAACGGCACCGAGTACATGTATGTCGCTTCGGGCACTGATCTGTACTACTCGTCTAACTTTGCTGACGAAACACCAACGTGGAACACGGTCACGGCGTTGGCGTCGCCGCAGACGATCACGGACTTTGATTCTGATGGCGTGACGGTGTTTGTGGCGTACGGCGGCGCGCTCAAAGTCCATACGACACCGATCGGCACGACGACCCAGCCGTCAGTCCTGACCGGTCACTCAACGCTGCCAGACAAGATCCGGTTGGTATCTGGCCGACTGATCGAGATGGACGGCAACCACATCGGTGACATCGCAGCGAACGGCACGCTCGTTTCCGGGTCGCTGAACTACGACGCCATTGACCACAACCTTGCGTGGGTTGACGTAGCTGCCGGTCCTACTGGTATTTACGCTGCGGCGAACACCGAGGGTGTCGGCTCGATCTTTTTCTGTTCTACCGATGCGGACGGTTTGTTGAATCAGCCAGCGCAGGTTGCTGATTTGCCGCACGGCGAACGTGTCAACGCGATCGAGTCGTACGGCGGTCTGTTGGTTATCGCGACGACGGAAGGTTTGCGGATCGCTGCGATGAATCAGGACGGCAGCGTCAGCTACGGACCTGTTGTTGATAACGGCGGCGAGGTGTTTTCGTTGGCGACCAGTAACCGGTTCGTGTGGTTCGGGACCGCTAACGGTCAGGTGTATCGGGCTGACCTGTCGGTGTTTACTGACACGTTGGTGCCTGCGTGGGCGTCTGATGTTGTGTCGACTGGTTCGACGCCTGGGAACGTGACGTGGGTTGCTCGTTCGAACCGGAAGACGTTCTTTGTTGATGCTGCGAACGGTGTGCAGGGCGAGGCCGAGTCGGGTGACCGTGTCGCGTCGGGCACGTTGACGGTCGGTGACGTGCGCTGGAACTCGCAGTTTGATAAGTCGCTGCGGCAGGTTGAGGTGCGGTCTGCGCCTACGTTGGCTGTCGCTGAGAACACGAGCGATTACAACCAGTCTGGCGAGACGTACAACGACGAAGACCTGTTCTACAACGGTGTCGCTACTCCGGTGCAGGGCACGATCAAAGTCACGTTCACGCCCGACACCGGCAACGATCTCGCTGTGCTGACGTTGGCTGACCGGGTGTCGCAGGTTGTCGAGTACAGCTTGTCGGACAAGTACACGGTGAAGTTTACGTTGGAACGTGACGCTACGACGACGACTGCTGGCCCGAACTTGGAGTCGTGGCAGTTGTTGGCGTTCCCGGCCCCGACCCGTATTGACGAGATTGTGTTGCCGGTCGTGATGAAGAAGCGTGTGGCGTCGTCTCGGGGGATGGGTGCTGCGGTGCAGCAGGATCCGCAGGGCGAGTATGACGCTTTGCGTGCGCTAATGACAGCGAAGCGGGTCGTGACGTATCAGGAAGGGTCGCGGTCTGAGTCGGTGGTGATTGACCAGATGTCGATGTCTGCGGAGCAGTTGTCGGCTGATGGCGACTGGTGGGAAGGCACCATGACACTCCGCATCCTGACTGTGCCGTAGAGTTATGCACAACACGACAGGGAGGTTGTGGATATGAAGAAGCTCGTGATCGACATTGAGACGAGTCCGAACCTTGCCTACATCTGGGGCCTGTGGAACCAGAACGTAGGTTTGAACCAGATCGAGAAGACCGGTTCGGTGATTTGTTTCGCTGCGAAGTGGCACGGCTCCAAGAAGGTGATGTTCTATTCGGATCATCACGACGGCCACGACGACATGGTGCTTGCCGCACACGAGCTACTGTCCGCAGCCGACGCTTTGATCCATTACAACGGCAAAGCGTTTGACGTGAAACATTTGCAGCGTGAGTTTCTGCTGGCCGACCTGCCGCCTGCCGCCCCGCACGTCGACATTGACCTGTTGAAGACGGTGCGTACCCAGTTCAAGTTCCCGTCCAACAAACTGACCCACGTTTCCGAAGCGCTCGGGATTGGCAAGAAGACCCCGCACACCGGTTTCGATCTGTGGCGTGACTGCATGATGGGCGACGACAAAGCCTGGGCGTTGATGAAGAAGTACAACATTCAAGACGTGCGGCTCACAGAAGAGCTTTACGACCGGTTGCTGCCTTGGATCCCGAACCATCCGAACGTGGCGTTGGCGATGAACAAGCCGGACGCATGCCCGCAGTGCGGCGGCGGTCCGCTCGTATCGAACGGTGTGCGTGCTACGAAGTCGATGACGTACCGCAGGTTTCAGTGCATGGCTTGCGGCGCTTGGTCGAAGAGTCGTGTGGCTGAGCAGACTGCTCGACCTAATTATGTCTAACGCGCTTCTAGCGCTCGCAGTCTGGCTTCGTGGTCGTTTAGCGTGTCCCGAACCCGATCGAAGTTCTCTTCGCCACGGGCAAGACGGACCTGGATGCTAATGAGGATCTTGCTGACCCATGCCATCCACGGCAGCAGCAGGATGCTGAGTATCGTTAGTATTCCCGTCGCTGCGTCCACGGGACGGCACTGTAGCACACCAATGCTGCATGAGTTCGGCTGCAAAGTCGGCGTCTAACACTGCTACCCGTCCGACTTGTCGGCCTTTGTCGGTGCGGCGGTCGCCGTGGATCGCGAACAGCACCCACGGCTGATCCCCTGCGACCTTGCGGAGCTTGGGTATCCAGTCAAACAAGGCCCATGTCTTGCGGAATTTGACTTCGACGGTGAACGGGCCGCACCAGATGTCGTGTGATTCTCGGGATGCTTCGGTGCGGTGAGCGTCAGGGAACCCTGCGTGTTGCAGTAGTGCGAGGATTTCGTTCTCGCCTGTGGTGCCTTTCTGCTTGGCTTTGCTCATCTGGTAGTGTCCTCCCGTGCGGGCGTGGCGGCGGACCAGCAAAGCCCTGCTGGTGTTCTTCTACATTACAGCGTGGTTTGCGCCTGCGGCGCAGGCTTTGACGAGCGTCGCCCTCAGCCCTGATGAAACGTATTACGACCACGCCCTGACCCTGGACGGCGAGACGTTGCTGCATGTGACGTTTGATTCTGGTGTGGCTTGTGCCGAGTTCGATCACAGCACAATGATTGATCCTTGGCTGAGGTTGTTTGACGCTGACGGCAATATCGTTGCCGACGACGACGACGCCAACCACAACGAACAAGACAACTGCTACAGCTCAAAGCTGCATCTGACGCCGTCTGCTGGTAACTATGTACTCAGATTCCGAACGTACCAAGAGCAGTCTGGAATACCTATTCCAGAAGGCTCAGGAACCGTCAGTTGGTCCAGTGAGGGATACTCCCCTGCAACGACCACCACGACCACCTCGACTACGACGACATCGACTACTACGACGACGACTACAACGACGACTACGACTACTACCGCAGCACCGACGACGACGACAACGACTACAGTTGCGCCGACAACTACGACGACAGTCCCGGTGACTACGACGACGGAGGCTCCGCCATCTACCACTTCCAGCACTACCTCAACAACTACGACGGCCCCGCCCGTTACTACTTCGACCACGACCACAACCGTCCCGCCGACAACGACGACGACGGTGCCGCCGACGACAACAACGACGACGACCACGACGGTGCTGCCCACCACGACCACTACGTCATTGCCGCCGACGACGACGGTTCCCCCGACGACGACCTCAACGTCAACGTCTACTACTACGAGTACGACAACGACCCTGCCGCCCACCACGACAACGATCCCCCCGACGACGACTCTCCTGCCGCCGCCTGACGACATCACCCCAGAAGTTATTGAGGACATCGACTACGAAGAGTTGTCAGACGACCAGAT